TTAGCATTATAATCGAATTTAGCCGCAGCAGAAGTGGTATTCCAACCACTAGCATGATAACCAAATCCGACAGGATAATGCCTAATATTGTATGAATTAACATTTACAATATCATTATTTGTAACGGAGAACGATTTGGGCAATTGAGCATAATCGAAACAAAACCTTTTGCATAACAGTCTCATAGATTCAATGGACTCACCAAAGAACGCTAAATCGTTACCGTTTACATTAGCATCAGGTATGAAAGGCACATCAACTAAATCATGAGCATCCCCACTAGATTGGGGAGCAAATGTTGAATATAGTTGCCAATTATTGTTACTACCGGGGTTTCTGACCTCGAAGTCCTCACCAGCTCTTCCCCATACATTTATATGCACGTCATCAGTCGCAGAAGGACTAGTCAATTTATTGACAACACTCACATACAGCCTACCGTTACACAAAGTCCCATCATAAGCATCGCCTGTTCCGATGATAGTGCACAATTTATATGCCCTATCTTGGGTCCATCCAACGTTTAGTTGATAGTTCGTTGTCTCAGAAATATCCACAATAGCAGATAAAGCCGTATTATAGGACGTCTCACTAAAGGCCGCACCATCCGGCACATAAGTGAATCTTAATCTTCCTTTATGGAATTTAGTGCACACAATTTGAATGTAATACACCAATGAACCTGACCAGTGTTCGAAAGGCATAGATACAAATTGCATAGCAGAAGGGAAGTACTTAGTTCCTCCAGTAACAGCCGTGCTATTAACGGCACCAGGAGTAACATTTATAGTCACTAACACCGAGCCCACAGCGTCACTACCTGTCCAGTTTGTGAATTTAAGTACCGAGGGGATTTGAGATATAGATGCAATACTCATCTCATCCCCTGAATCGATACCACAAATGTTCGGATCTATAGAGACTTCTTGTCGAGGGTCAACCGTCAACTTGTACGTCATATCAGATCCAATTCCTGGCGCGAATTGGGAGAAATTAAGGACCTTATAATAAGAAGGAGCATCAATGTTATTTGGCTTCGAAAAACCAAACATCTTGGCTAGTGAAGTAACGGTATTCGCACCCATTTCCGTAGCTAATGCGAAACTTCCAATAAACGGAACATCTTTAAGAGCACCCGCCACTTTAGCCACGGCAGAAGATACGGCAGAAACCGGTCCATCTTCGTCATACTCATCATCATTCTTAATAAAGGAGTTCTGACGCGCTTGCTTAATAGAAGTCCCTTTCTTCTTCTTGGATTGGGCCGTGAATGTAGCAATCGAGCTTAGCGTAGGAACGCATAACTCAACATCCTCAAAATGAGCGAACACCGAAATATCCGGATCATCTATAGGATTATCACTAACAGTCCTCAACTCATTAAACTCAAAGAAATGCAAAATACCAACACGGGCGCCGGTAGCGCTAGTAAGATCAACATAATTATATGGAGAAACATAAGGAATTTTCATAACATGGGATTGAGTGGCCTGGGGATCGCACATAATATGAGGCAATTGACTCATTCTATATTGGTAATCCATAACACTAGTAGTTCCATTAAGTGGTTCATACGCCACTAACATTCTCCCAAATTGGAAAGGATTACCATTTATGGTAATTCTCAAGACCAAAGTGGCCCGGAAATTCCTAAAATGGGACAATTTATTGGCTAGTGCTACATTATTTAAGGTTAGAGCCCATGGATCAATATGTGTGGTAGTATAAGGAGCCGTCCAAGTAAAAGTATGAATTTTAATATCTCTTGACGGAAAACCCCCTAAATCAGCAACCATCTGATTTTGACCAATAAGGCTCAAAGGTCGAGTCGGCAATACCAACTCTTGAGTGGTTTCTTGTTCTGTGAAACCAACAGTGTTCATTTTATCGTCTTGAGTTGACGCGCTCTCCTGAGCTTTATAATTCTCTGATATCTCAGCAAGGAAATTATTATCGAAGAGTGAGAGGACCTTACCCTACACACCCACGGTCTCTTATTAAGGAGACTAGTAATTTTTAAAGTCTGCACTAAGACCGGTATAGTTTAGAGTCTTTACCTAGACCATGGTATGTTAGTATTTATCAGAAAATATAGCCCATACCTCCTCTTCCGTTGGAAGAGGTTTGACTATATCCACTGTTAGGAGAAATTTTTGCAATCTCTCCCTGTGTTCATTGAAGAATTCTTCACCATGCCAAAAGCTCTCATGTAAGGAAGTTTCCATACACTTCAAATCTTGCTGAAAGGGAGTTATAGCCTTAGACTTGACCCCAACTAATAGAGATCTATATATTGATTCCTTAGCTAAGGGGGCAAACCATTGGTTGTACTTGGTGTTGAATACAAACGTTCTCTTCAAGAAAGAAACATCGGAAATATTTCTATAGTCGGCCATAACGCCTACGCTCTTATCTTCATCTGTATATGTGATACCGAAACTACGCGCGACTTCAGTAACTGAATTCTGATTGAAATATGGGCATAAAGCAGAAACACTAGCCAAATTATCGTCACCATAAGAGAGAAAGTTTATAAACTCGTTAAAATCTTTAGTAGGGTATTTCATGAAGAAGAAAATTCTAAATAAAAGGCTATTACAAATAGAATTGATAATAACAGTTAAGGGGTTACCGGAACAGTTAGAACCAAAAACTTGAAACACATCACCATTATGCATATAATTAGGCATGCAAAAGATATCTCTTATGACACACATAATGCGCAACTGAGTTTTGGTATACCCAGCTAGTCTGGCCATTTCTATAAGAATATTGTATGCCATAATGGTAAGCCATAGAGCCAATGTTTTATCGTACCTAGAATAGTCTCCAGCTATCATTCGATCAGGATTACTAAAGTATCTGTAAAACATCCCCCATTGTTCAGAACAATGCACAGACCCCACTGCTAACTCAAACACTAAAGGATTGTCTTGCATAACTTTAACTAAAGGGAGAAATAGAGACCTAGTAATCGCATTTAAAACGAAATTACATATAGAATAGACTCTAATCTTCCTCTTATCTTGATCTTCTTGCGAAATAGGAGCATCTTTTAGCGCACCATCAACAACAAAGAAAGGTTGTTTTCCGTTAGACATATCATGAATGTATTCATTATACAACGAAACAATAGTCTCATTAGGGTAGTAAATATCATCAATTTGTGTGAAATAATCCCTTTTTGCTGTATTAAAGGGAAATCCCGCTCCTTTAGACATTTCCATCCTATCAATAAAACGGCAACCTTCTATACCATTGAAAGCTTGCATCATAGTTAAAGATCTTACGCCCCTTAATAAGGAGGGTTTTACTCTAGCTAGATAATTCTTCTTTGCTTTCTTAATGTCGGCAAGCGGAATACTATCTACAATACTCTTCAATTTCATGTGATCATTTCTATAAGCAGAAACGTACACGCCGTCCTTGGTATAACTCGTGTTCTCAGGTTTTACATACAATTTAGAACAATCATCAACAAATGTATCATACGTCATTCTTTTATACACCTTACTCTTAAAGCTTCTAACCTGGTTAGGGATAGTGCCTTTAATGTACATGTTTTGCAATTGTATGTCTTTCTTCTCCATCCAAGCCAGGTCGCTATTCTGGGATAGTGCCTCTATAGGTGGTGCCGGAAATTTGGAACTAGGTTCAATTATCTCTTCGGGGATAGGAAGGTCACGAAGTCGATTCATTAAAATATCAACTAAGGTTTTGACATCACTAAATATGAATCCTCTACAGCCGCTATAGGCGTTCACGTTGAACGCTTTCCTAACGACCGGTTGCACAAATATGCCGTATTGATGAATACCAGCAAAAATGAAACCATCTCTAACATCCACGACCAATGGAGAACCACAGTCGCCACGTTCAGAGCCAGTCAACGATGAATGCAAAAGGTAATCCTGAGTTTGAACACCTTTAGCTAAAGGTATAGTTACAGTGTTTGACATATCACTTTCTACAGTGACATCCTTAACACCAAAACCAGTGGCAAAACGGAAGAAATGTAAACCTCTATACACTTGAGCATGAGGTAGTCTCTCAAAAGGTATAAAGTGTAATACTGATTTATGTTTCCTAGTTTTAAGTTGGAAAACTACTATATCTTTATCTCTATCATATACAAACGTCTTAGGCATAGCCTCAACCATAGTTTCTTTGCAATTTTCGTTACAATAAATGAAAGAGATTCTGTCAAAAGTGAGAAAATACTCATCAAAGTGATGGGCGTTTGTAATAAAGACATCTCCTACAAGAGCGACCATAACACCAACCCCAGCAACACTTCTTGTTCTATCTGCGGGATCAGTAGCTATATATCGAAAATGATAAGTATTATCTTTAAACCTCTCGACTATTTGAGCACTAGTTATAGACTTGCTTTCAGGGGATATTTGGATATTGGTGTCCACCGTGGAATCTTTCCAATAATCATTCAATCTACATTTTGCTCTTTCCCTGTATTTATGGACTGTCATACCAACAATTACACAGCTACTCATTATCATAAATATAGCCCTAGCATCTCTTATCTTAGGATGGACTTTATCAACGGCGTACGTTTTAATGCGCTCACAAGCAGCATCTACGCGTTTTATCCTCTTAGGTCCATACTTATACAATAAATTAGCAAGCCACGATATATTCTCATATTCAAATAGAATAAATACAAAAGCTATGTAATGGTACGCAATCAGTGAATAAAACATCTCTACATGATGAATACCTTGTTTTTC